AAAAAAAAAAAAAAAAAAGTAGCGCACAACTGTCGGGTGTATTGCACTCTACCCTTTGGTATGATTAACCGATCATACAGCGGAGATACGATCACCCCCTTGCGAGTCTGTTGGCCTCGAAAGAAGCACAACGACGTAGATATAGATGCTTGCTTCCGGGTACTGGTTTCTTACGGTATTCACAACGTTTACGTTTTCGCATTCATCCTCCACTTAGTTAATCTAATTTTATTGTAGCAGGTTCCTATTCACCATAATAGTCATCCCCGTATTTTTCTTTGATGAAATAATCATCCACCACGTCAACACAGCGCCAAAGCATATCGGTTAACTCTTTATCCTTGGCCATTTTTACGATGTTCGTCTGCCAGTCCATCGGCATCCATTTATTATCGTCACCGAAACGATATTTACCTCTGCTTTCATCGGTCTCAGTTTGTCAGCCGTCAGCCTTTCCCGTTTCTGTATTGTGATACGTAGTAGTGGATGTAGCTAGGCTTATCAAAGTTAGCATTTAAATCATCCACCTCTTCACGGGCTTCATGGTAATCCCTACGAGATGCAATGCATTCTAAATCCTCTTCTTCTAACCCACGTCGAGTACATTTAATCACGTAGTAGTATTTAGGCATAACTCACCATTCCCATATCTTTTTAGTTAAATCTACATCCAATGTATCAGGCTGCCACTCTTTCTTGGGAGCACTATATGATTTCCCAATACCCCATGAATCGTGTTCGTCTTCGGTTTGTTCTTCAAGCTTTTCTATCGCCGCTTCAACATAGGGGTCATATTTAATAAACAGAGAGCTAGACGTGAAAACTACTTTAAATACGTCATTCTCGATATTTCCGTCATATACAACATACTTCTCACCTAATGTGTAGCAATTACCATCGGTAGATACACACTTCAACACGTCACCGTTTTTACACTGAGGTAGTATGTCTTGTAGCCTCTGTCCTTGTAGCTGCTGTTGTACATTCACAGCTACAGGTTTGAACCTGACTATCCGCGAATGAAGGTAATCGAAGACCAAACCGCTGTTGACCTTTACCAAAAGCTTCGACTCGGCTTTAACTACTGAATATCTAATTCCAACAGTGAAGAGCCTATAATCACTATAAGTACACTCTACCACGTCCCCTCCCTGTAACCCCTGTGCTACAAGACTACCTCTTTTAAATTCAAACTCAGTCATAACTTAATCCTTAATATAGAAATCTTGGCCACCAGCACATGTGAACACGATACGGTTGTCAAGATCATAGTAAGATTGGAAACCTTCACCGTTACAATGGAGCTTGTTATGCTTCATCATTCGGTCAGTGGTGGTAACACAACCGACCATAGTTAGAGTTAAAAGTAGAATTAGATATTTCATGTTGTCACCTTTTTCGTTGATACAGTTTAAGTATGACCTAACTTTTCATTAGGTCAAGTTTTATTTTTAGAAAGTTTGTCCGGTCAGCTTGCAAGTGTACAATCTACCTCTGACAGTGAACTGTCCTTCGGACAAGCACATCTCAGCGGCTAACCACACACCGTAGCTCACACCTTCCCTGAATGACTCTTTGGTCAGGTTGCCGATCTCTTCATCAGTGTGTACGAGTAGACCGTCAGCTTGCTTGTAACTAGACTCGACAACTACACGCTCTGTTACGGTGGTGCTACACCCAGCCACCACAACGACCGTGATGACGATTAAAAACATAAGTAAATACTTCATAATTTTACCATCCCTAAGTTAACGGTATGTCTCTCCACTTCCCCGTGCTCAGGATCGTGTATGATACATTTGATATCTTGACCCGCTCGATACCCACCCCAAGTAGCGTAAGCATCTTTCGCGGCCAAGGTTCTGAACGATTCACATTTAACACCCGGATACTCCTTCATGCTATCATGGTGAATGTGACCTGTGTGCCAACACCGATATAACGTACGCCCCCAAGCTTCCGGCATGTCAGCAGCCATAACCGCTGGTAAGTTCTGCATCTTACATGTGTGACCGTGGTGATAACCTAGTAAGTTCTTACCGAATTCAAAATAATTGAAAGGGCCTCGGCTGTCTTGGATTGTCACACGCGGTTCATTCTCATAGAGTGCTTTCAATGCGATTGCTAACCATTGCGAACTCGTATCATCGTGGTTACCTATCACGTTCACCACAGTCACGTGTTTGTGATGAGACAGTGCAGAGTCAATCATACGGCGCACGATGAACATGCCCGCTTCAATCATCTTACTGAAACGCCCATCCAGATCCAGATTATGTCCTGATCGAGTCGTCACACCTTCCATGTTATCAGCATGAAAATAGTCACCGAGGTTAGCGATCAATGCTTCTTCACAAGGTGGGGCTGTCTTGATGAGTCTATCGAACACAGACGTGAAAGCTTTCTTTGCGATCTTAATATCCCAGTCTTGACCTGTCTCGGGTTCCCACGACATCATGCCGATATGAGGGTCACCGAGTGGGTACTCAGCAAGACAGTTATGGTATTCGGTGTGACTCTCTTCGACAGGTTCAACCTTCGGGAGCTTCTGCGCTAAAGCAACCATACCTTCTAACATGAGTTGACGTTGACGGTCTTTGTCTTTATCAGTCTTAACCCAAGTGATAAGACCGTCAGCATTTCTTACCTGACTCGACGCCCCTTTGACGTGGTAGCCATCGGGTATGAACTGGTGACCTGATGCATCGTGCAGATCGTGAACAGACTTTGCAGCTTTCTTTCGTATACACTCAAGTGTTCTTTTGAAAGTGTGTCTGTTAAAACCAATGCTATCAGCGGCTGCCTGAGTAACACCGTGTTTTCTCGCTGCTTCGAGAGCAGTGCGTTGCTTCTCCGTCAGGTTTAAACTGTCCAACGCTTCGTTAGTGTAATCAAACTTACTCATGTGACTCACCCCAGATAATGAAATCAGAGAATATTAGATTGAATTTAGCACACATTAACTGTGCGGTTAGGATGCTTGGGACTTGATGCCCGTTTATCCACTGAGATACCGTAGTTTCTGATTTACATACAGCAACAGCAATATCTTTATTAGTCACACCTTTCTGAGCTTTCAGTGTATTGATTGCCCTTCCTAGGTCGAATGTGTATTTCATGTTTCACCATTATTTGTTGTTCGGTTCTATATCAATTTAGCCACGATTAATATTTAAGTCAAATTTAATTTTTATTTGACACTTATAAAATTGTATACAATGCTTACAGAGAACCAGTTAATGCGGAAGTAATTATGGTTATCTTATATCTATATCTAGCTCTATCCGTCGTCGCTGCTACCGTTGGTGTACTGAAAGAGATAGAGAAATACAAACCTTGTAAACCTAATATGCCTGAATTATTTTTCGGTCTCGTGATCGATCTATTAGCGGGCCCGTTCATTATCATCATCTCATTTGTACAATGGGCGAGAGGTAAATAGTGATGACTGATCTCGAAGATTTAATTTGTGTTATTGTAGCAATCTTACTTTGTTGTTCCTTGGTGACAGTATGGCAGCTATAGATCTGAAACTGAAATGCGCTTACGATTGGAAGGTGCCGATTAACCATGTCACCATTGAGTCATGTAAGCTCAAAGAGAATTCCACCGTAGTGGTGTTCAGGGTGAAAGGTAAAGCGACGGAGGAATACACGTTCCCCGATGCGATATACATACATAAAACTGAACAATAAAAAAGCGGCCCTTGAGCCGCTTCTCTTTTTAATGTGTACTTATATACTCATTAAGTAGGTTTATATACTTTAAAGTGTGTTATTCTACACATTAATATGAAGGTTAACTTCTCTAGCTACATCAGCTAAGTACTCACCTAGTGTATCGTTCTCTACAACCACAGTGTGAACACCATCAATGTTAATGTAGTCTCGACTGTCACCTTCAAAAGTGTAGCCGTCTCTCTTGATATGAACAATCAGTATATTTTCAATACCTATCTTATCAGCTAGTGGCTTCACTTCAGCAGTAAAACCACCATCACTAAAGAACACCAACCCTTCAGGTAGGTTATCCGCTGCTAGTTTACCTAATACATCATCACCAAAAGAGGGTTTCATGACGTTCTCTGATACATGGATAAGAGCTTCACGTTTAGATAGTTGCTCAGTTCCTACGTCATACATTGGGATGTCTTTCACCCATTCGCACAACCATTCATGACTTTCCTCTTCTGTGCACCTCTCGTCATACTTTTCTAAGAATTCCTCAACTGTTATCTCCAGAAAGTAAGCGGTGAGTTTAAGCAGTGGTTCTTTCAGTGATGCGTGACTACCATTAAAGTATTCACAACAAAACGATGCGGCTAAGTCTTTACCTGAGCGCGGTGGCCCATTAAATATCACTACCTTGTTAGGTGTATCTTTTTTAGGCGTTGATCCAATCTGCTCCGTTGCATTATCAGTACTTACTTCCACCACCTCTATGTGCGGATAGGTATTACGTATGTAATCACACACATCTTTACAGTCGTCCACCCACTTCACTACATCAGCATGGTGTTTATCTATCCATTCCTTTTTATATACAACAGGATGGCGACAGTCATCTGGTGCACGCTCTATGATTTCATTTGGTTGAGGTAGGCCCCGCTTCCCTAGCCAATAAGCTGCACCAAACTGTGAGCTAGTTACAATGAAGACGTTCTTACCACCACGTACATCCTCAGTATAACTACAGCATGTAGGCAGTGGTACACCATAGAGGTTTACATGATGCTGCCATTCACGCCAGTTCTTTGGTTTAGTTTTATCTTCAGGTATATATTTGTCACCACAACTAGTGTCTCGCAGTGTTCCATCTAAATCGTGTACAATAATTTCCATTTTTCCGTCACCTTATTTAACAATAGTTAATTGTATATCGCCGCGAGCATCACGTATCTGTCTCTCATACTCTTGGCGAATTTCAGGAAGAGTCATGCTCTCATACTTCTCTTCATTACGAAGTATCCACAAGCGCACATCAGTACAACGTACCTGTTGGAAACCTCCGATCTCTCTTAGTAACATACCGATCTTTTTATCGGTGAAGTAACGCGGGTCACTCATCATGTCACCCGGCGCTAGTGAACCAGCTCTCAGTGTTTCACCCATGTCTTGAGTCGACAGGATATCACACCTGAACGACCCGTGCTGATTGCGAATGAACGACTCGAGTGTCTGCTGCATTGGGGACTTAGACGCTTCCTTGATGTCGCGTAAGAAGTCAGTCATTGGTGGAGCTTGGTCAGGATTAAACGTCGATAAGTCAACAACATTCATCAGGTAATGGGTAACCGCTTTCCAACCGCCACCTTTCATCCACGTCCATCGGTCTTTCCAATATTCCAGCCAGGTCTCTTCCATGTTGTCATCTTTGTCACGTGGGTTCATGTCTGACCATACAGCGAAGAATCGACGACTCGGACCGTTTAACCTCAGTGGTACCACACTGTTAGTAGTCGCAGTAGTGTTCACGATGTTGCGTACCTTAATAGGTTTAACACCCTTCTGGTTAACACGAAGCTTCTCCGGCGGAGCGGCTGCTAAAGGCTTGAGTCTGTTACTGATTGCCTTAGCGTCGTTGTGGTCGCCTAACTCTGCCTCATTAATATGCAGGTACTTGGTGGCCAGAAGGTAATCGTTGAACTGACCTTTCAATTCTTCACCGTCGATAGTGGTTGTGTTATCACCCATCGCACAAATCAGTGGGTACAGTAAGAAGTCTTTACCACAGCCTTCACCGCTACCGAGTAACAGCATGTGATTTATTTTACGTTCTGGATACCGCAGTGTGAATGCCATCCACTTCTCTATGTGGGCGCGGTGTTCTGTCCAACCTAGTTTATCGAAATGTTCTAACCACCTCGACACCTCACCGGGTTCACCTTGAGACTGTGAGCTTTCAGTCCACGTGTTACCGTAACGAACACCACCTTCTTCAAATATGTTTGGTTTTTTCGGTGCGTAGTCCAGACGGTCAACCTTTTTAACTCGACCGTCTTGTAATGCTATCTTCCTAGCCTCTGAGTCTTCGTGACTGAAACTGTTTTGAAATGCTTCCGTGCTGAAGAATATACGTGAGTCCCAAGCGTAGAATTGGTTGAGCTCTTTGACGAAAACGACATTATCATAGAAGTCAGCTTGCGATATCTTATCACCATACCAACTCTTTCTAAGATCCAGAATGATGTCTTTGAAGTCGGCTTTACTCCATCGCATGGTGTCCACGATAACATCGTGCCAGTGTCGTTGATCTATCTTAGGTAAGTCGTCGACATGCTTAAGTACTTTAGACGCCAAGTTACGCTGTTCGGTTGTACCTGGAACCTGTCTACGTAGTTGGTCGCACAGCAGCTGTATTGCATTTGGTCCCAGTGGTTCGGCTTGAGCAGGTTCTTGTTTCTCGACAACTGGTGTATCGACTGTAGGAGTTCCAAGAAAAGAGACCTCTTGCACTGGTGCAATCGGAGGAACTGTAGGTTCAGCGACACTAGCCAACTCTCGCATGACTTGCCAGTTCTTAAGCTTAGAGCTGAACCCTTCCGAGTGTCCGTCAATGTATCTGATAAGGTCCGCACCCGTGCGCTCTTGACAGTTACCATGGTGACATTTGAACCCGATCGATCCATCGGCGTTAGTGAAAACTGCGCTACCTGAGTCGTCTTGCCCTGTGTGGTCGTTAACCCATGGACATGTGATGTCGAATCTTCCATCGCTTCGAACCTCTTTAATGTGAATTATTTCAGGGATGTTAATCAACGGGTGGTCTGATACTGCTGCTGCACCGTCAACTCTTGCCTCTCTTCTTACTGCGTGAAGGTCAACACAGAAAGGGGTGGCTAACTGTTCTATTGTCACCCTGCGTGTCGGCTCCCATAATGACATGCGACATTTGAAAGGTTGACCGTTGAGAAGTTTACTTGCTTTGTTGTTGATACCTTCAGGTAAACGGACGTAACGTGTGACCCCCTTCATACCCGGATCTTTACCATCAGGTGCGAGTCCGTTTTCGACTAGTCCGTCTAGTAGATTCTCCACCATTGAACGATCGGCGCACGGTGTGTCAAGGATGTAACCCCATTGCTCTGAACCCATTGACGTCTCTAGTATCCACGCGGGTTGTGGTAACTTGTTTACTTCATCCATGGATAACTTTTCTTTCACATCATCCAGCACTATACAAGGGGTCTGTTTAAACAATGCTTTTCTGCGACGGGCTTGCTGCTCATCGTCACAATAGAAAGTGCTGATGGTGAAATACTGATTGCTGTTTTGCTCGAACTGATAACGACAGTAATAGTCACCCTTCCAAGCAATGAGATGTCTATCTTTCGGTATGTTACCGGGGTCGTATGTGAAGTCTGTCACATGACACCAGTATGAATCCTCACCGAAAATAGCCTCGATGAATTCTTTGTTACTGACTTGTACGTAAGTTGAATTAAACATATGATTGACCTTTTATCTATATTTGACCAGGGGAGAATCGCGGCAACCCGGTCAAGTAGGCTGTTTCCCAGATGTACGGTCAGGGATGAGCCGCGTTAATAGTTAAGCATTCTTCTTTGCATAAATCAAATTTAATTATGCGGTGAAACTTTGTCAAACTTTTTTGTTGACATGTTCTTTTTTGTGTAACTATAATCTCCACTGTCAGGCAAACAACTCTAAGGAGGGTGACAAATGTCCGATAAACTCGATGACCATTTCAAGGTCAGAATCAACGGGGTTAAACTACAGACCTTTAAAGATAAAAGTGAAAAGGTTACAGGTAAACCCTATCAAGTCTTTATACGTGATATGATGGAAGCTTTCAACGAAGGCCGTTTACGTATAGTCCCAACTGAAGAACAGAAAATCCTACTAGGGGAGATTTACAATGTCGATTGAAAACAACTTGAAACGTGTCGCCGACGCGTTAGAAATCATCGCTGGTACATGCGAAACAAAAGCCGAAGTTAAAGAGGAGACAGCTCCAGCTCCAGCCCCAGCTCCAGCTCCAGCTCCAGCTCCAGCTCCTGCTCCTGCTCCAGCTCCAGCTCCAGCTCCAGCTCCAGCTCCAGCT